AATTATTGGAATCGCGAATAACACCAGGGCAGCTTACAGGTAACCCTACAGAATACAAAGGATATCGTTCTGTTGAAATCTATAGGGGGTAATATGTGGCTAGAATTAATGCAACATATTAAATCTACTATCGACAATAGCGGTGCTGCATTTAATGTCATGCTAGGTGCTATGCGACCACAAGCGGCGAAAGTCGATGAGAATGGCGTTATTATGGTTATTCGTGGGGAAACTACGAGGGGTGATAATTCCATTCAATCTGAATTGGAGCAAGAACTATATATCGAGATTTGGGGCAGAAATGATAACCCAGATTCAGAAGTAGGCTATGGATTAATAGCTAACTTGGAAGATAGGTTCGAGGCAATTATTAATGATCTACGCAAACGTTGTGGTGAATTAGACGAAACTGCATGTATATTACAGAACACTGGCTATCAGATTATAGATTTAGTATGTACAAGTAAAGTTGGCGACCATGATAGTGTGCGACCTTTAGTTGGTACGCAATATCGCTTTATGGTTCGCCTTATTGATTTAAAAGAGAAAACTAACGGAGGTATTTTCTAATGGCACCAGCTGCAACACCAAAAAAATTATACAAACCGGCTCAAACCGCAATGCCTACAGCCGGCAAGAATTATCTTATTTATTTAAATGTAGGCACTGACGAAACTACAAATGCTGAATGGCTTATCTTGGGTGGTCAACGTAGTGGCGATGTATCTCGTAAGGCAGACTCTATCGACGCATCTAGTAAAGACAGTGGCGGTTGGAAAGTTACTATTCCGGGCATGAAAGAATGGTCTATCGACCTTGAAACGCTTTTAATGCCAAACGAAGAAAGTTTGACATTGATTGAAAAAGCATTCTTAAACGATGAAAAAGTTCATCTTAAATTTGAATATCCGGATAAATCTTACATGACTGGCTATGCATCTATTACAGAATTGTCCTTAAGTACTCCGCATGATGATGTGGCTACATATAAAGGCACATTGAATGGTGCAGGTCCATTGTCTGAATTGAAAAAACCCTAATTAACTATTTGTAAGGAGCGTGTTTATAATGAAAAAAATTAATTGTGATCTATTCGCTATGGGCGAAACTATCTATTTCAACATTGGTCGTATTGCTGAGTTGGAACAGCTATGGGGTGAGCCTATTTTTAAAGCGGTACAAAATGGCACAATGACATTTAATCAGCTTATCACTGCATTGGTCGTAGGTATGAAACACCACGGCAAAAAGCGTGATTACATCTATTACCAAGATAAATTGCAAGAACTCTTTGACGAGGGAACAGTCCAATATGCCGATCTTGTGCAGTTAATTGTACAAGCTCTTATTGGCAGTGGTGTATTTGGTAAGGCTGCATATTACGCATTATTCCCAGATGAGGCCGATGAGCAAGCACGCTCCGAGGTCGAGGCTGAAAACGAAACAAAAAACTAAGAGGGGGCGACACAGCCCCCTCTTTTAAAGTATGGATAACGAAAGCTGAACGCATGGCCTATGGTCCGCTTGGTCTTAAACCGTGGGAATTCATGAATTTAAGCCCTATGGAATATTACAAACTTGCCGAGGGTTATGAGTTAAGAACGGAAATAGAGGACCGTAAGCAAGCGTATTTTGCGTGCCTAATGACAAATGTACATATCGCAGGAAAACGAAAATTGACTGTCGAGGATATAATGAAACAACTACATCCAATGACTTTAGCTAAACGCAAAAACGAAGAAAAGTTATTCCTGGAAGAATTCAGACAAGAGGGAGGTGAGATATAGCATATGGCCGAAAGTCAAATTAATGTCAAAATTGTTGGCTCATCTAATAGTGCTGAACAGGCACTTGATAGAGTAGCAAGGAAAGCTGAGCGAGCACTAGGCAAAAGCATTTCTAATTCGCTTGATAGCGTAAGAAATAAAGCTCAAAAGGTCTTTGGGGTTGAAATTCCGGGGCTTATGGACGCTGCAAAGTCTGGTGCTGCATTCGCTGGTGCTGCGATGGGCATTGAGGCAGCCGGTAGGGCGTTAAAAGATATGGCCGTTAGTGCAGTTAAGACAACGGACCAATTAACGCAATTAAGGGCTCGTATTGATCTTATTAATGACGGCAGTCAAAGTACCGCCGAAATCATGGATAAGGTATTTTCTGCCGCCAATCGTTCACGTGGTAGCTTTTTAGATATGGCGGATAGCGTTGCAAAACTAAATTTGTTAGCAAAAGACGCTTTCACCTCCAACGATGAGGCCATTTATTTTGTTGAACAACTAAATAAGCAATTTAAAATTACCGGTGCAGGTGTACAAGAAACTACATCCGCTATGTACCAATTAACGCAAGCTATGGCAGCAGGTAAGTTACAGGGCGACGAATTCCGTTCTATTATGGAAAATGCTCCAATGTTGGCACAAAGTATTGCACAAGAAATGGGGCTATCTGTAGGGCAGTTAAAAGAAATGAGCTCGCAAGGTCTTATTACTGCGGACATCATCAAGAACGCCTTATTCGCAAGTGCAGAGGAAACAAATGCGAAGTTTGCTGAAATTCCTATGACATTCCAAGACATAGGAACTAAATTGCAGAATGATCTTATTGCAGCATTTCAACCAGTAATGGAGGAACTGGGCAATATGACAAGTTCCGATGCATTTATGAGCGTGTTAAACGAATTGACATTCGCCTTTAAAGTAGTAGCTGCAGCTGCACAAGTGTCAATCGGAATTATTAAAGGGGTATTTAGTGGCTTAAGTGTTACAATATCTACCGTTAAAAATATCGTATCTAGCTTTGTACAGTTGTTTGTAACGTCCATGCCTTTGATTACTGCCGCTATTATTGGCGTGAGTGCTGCGTTCTTGGCACAAAAAGCTATTATAGCAAGTCATAACACAATGCTTGCCTTATTGACTGTTCGCACAACTTTGGTTACTGCTGCAAGCGTTATTTTGGGCGGTGCTATTGGTGCGGTAGGTCTTGCGTTTGGTGCTTTCAGGGCTATTGCAATGACTACACAAGCCGTAATTATGGCTATTAGGACTGCGAATATTGCTAGTGCAGTTGCGATGGGCGTGGCAAAGGTGGCTACACTTGCATTGAGTGGTGCTACAGCAATTCTTAACGCAATCATGATGGCAAACCCTATCCCTATATTTGTAGGTGCATTAATGACGCTTGTCGCTGTGTTTGGTCTATCTAGGGCTGCGGCAGGTGGTTTTAGTGAAACGCTAAGCGAAGTATTTTCAACTATCGTACATACAGCTGTTTGGGGTGTTAATAAGATTATTGAGGCTTTGAACTGGTTAATCGCTAAACTTAATAGCGTAGGCGATAAGGTTGCGAAGTTCTTTGGTGGCACGTTTACAGCTATTCAACAAGTAGACACTATTTCTGCTGATACTGCACAAAGTATCGTCAACACTGCCGGTGATATTATGGGCCAAATTACATCAGGCTTATCCGGTGGCGGTGGCGAACTTGGTGGAGGCGGTGGAGGTGGCGACACTTCCGGTGGTGGCTCCAGTGGCAAAGGCGGTGGCGGTGGTAAAGGTGGCAAGGGTGAAGATTTAGCGAAAGAGGCTAAACAAATTCACGAAAAAATCTTACAATCTTTCCTTGAAATGCAAGGCAACCAAGTTGAGCTTATCGAACTTCAATATAAAAAAGAGCGAGAGGAGCTTGAAAAGTCAAAAACTGCCAATGAAAACTACCACGAAGATTTGAAACTACTCGATGAAGTGTATGCAGAAAAGCGTATCAAGGCGAAACAGGAGGAAATGGAAAAACTGCGTGCCATTGAAACTGGTATTCGTGATATGCAACAAGAATTCGCTTTTAAAACCGCTAGTAAGGATAGTACAGGCAATGTATCTCCTGCTGTTCAGTTGAAAATGGATTACGACAACGCCATTGATGAAATTGAGGACCGTTATGCAGAAATGGTCGATAAGTTTATGAAAATGGACAAAATGGAGCAACAACACCATATTGATCTGTTAAAACAACGAGGCATCGAATTCGAAATGAGTGCTGACGGACAAATCTCCTACGAGCAAAGGAAAAATGAGGAATTGTTAGCACTGCAAGACGAGTATGCCAAAAAGGCTTTGCAACAACATACTGATTTGGTAAACGAGAAATATGCTATTGATGAGGCTATGCGTACTCAAAACTTCGATGCATTACAAGCTGCATTGAGTGATGAATATATTGCAGAGCAACAGCACTACGACGCCAAAAAACAGCTCATGGAGGAGTGGAAACAAGCCACAATCGACGCTCATTGGAATGGACAGCAACTATTGATTGACGCTTTAAACGCCGGTATAGATAGTATGCAGAGTGGCATTTCAGGTCTTATTCAAGGCACTACCTCTTTAATGAGTGCCATTCAAAATATTGGTAAAGCTATTTTAAAGACTATTGCAGATTTTATTGCAAGTTGGATAGCGGCTATGGTTAAAAAAGCCGTATTCAGTAAAATGATGCAATCGCAAGAGGCTACAACCAGTATTGCTGCGGCTAACGCTCAATATCCGGCATGGGCTGCATTGGCTCAACAAGTTAGTATGGCAACATTTGGTGCTAGTGCTGCGGCTGGCATGGCTGCGTGGACGGCTAATACTACCGCAGGAGCAGGGCTTTCGCTTGCTAATGGTGCAACAAGTTTTGCGTCTTTAGGATCCGCAAAATTAGATTTACCTAAAATGGCAAACGGTGGTGTTGCCTATGGCTCAACATATGCTGAGATTGGCGAGGGCAAGTATAAAGAGGCCGTTTTACCTTTAAGCGAAAGCACATACGATGAAATGGGTGCAGGCATAGCACGTGCCGGTGGTGGTGCTACTGGTGGCATTACGTTTAACGTATCTGCTATGGACGCTCATTCGTTTGGTGATTGGTTAGAGAATTCGGCAGGTCGTTCTTTGCGACAGTTTTTAGTTAATCAAAATCGAGAATTTGTAGCTACGGAGGGTACATGGTAATGGCAGATTTATTGAAATTTCCGGATATTAGAACCCTTGCGTGGAAGTCTACAAAGGCTCAAAAGTGGGATACTAAAATCAAACGTACTGGGAGTGGTCGAGTACGAACCATGACAACTTGGCAATATCCTCAATATACCATTACAACAGAATTTGCAGTACTAAGCCCAGAAGAACATAAGCGTCTCATGGGCTTTTATGCATCTGTAAAAGGTGGTACGGTTCCGTTCTTATGGTTGGATCCAGAGGACCATGAAGAAAAGGGCGTTCGTTTAGGTACTGGGGCTCAATCTGAATGGCAAGCAGTTCGCTTGTATGGTGATTTTAGGGAACCAGTAGCACATATTGAAAACCTAAAATTATACGCCAACGGTACGCAAGTTAATGCCGTATCAGATAAAGGCGTTATAAGATTGGCTGCAGGTGTTAGGGTATCTCCGACCGCTATTATTACTGCTGACTACACTTACTATTGGAAAGTCATGTTCAGTGGCGATTATACAGACGAGGCCGTTTTTAAAGACGTATTTAAGTCTAAATCGTTTAAATTGGTTACAGTGAGGTGATTATAAATGAAACAAGTTAGCGAGGCTTTAAGCGTTCATTTAAGCAACTCACAGACATTCGTATCTTGCGACTTGTACGAGTTAAGGCTTAAAAGTGGTATCTCATACTACTGGGCCGATACTGATATTGATATTGATGTTAGTTATGGCGGTAACACGTATAAAGGCGATGGGCCAATTATTGTGCGTGAAAAGATTTCTACAACCAGTACGGTTAGCGTTGATAAGTTAAACGTTACAATAACTGCTAATCAGTCCGACCAAATTGGCGGTGTTCCTGTTTTAACAGTTGCTCATAATGGTGGCTTGGACGGTGCTACGTTAAATTTGCGACGTGCTTTCTTTGACGATAAAGGGAATGTAATCGAATGTATTGATCTATTCAAGGGTATTTGTGAGGTTAGTCAAGGCGGTGGCTTTGCGTTAAAGATAAATGCAAAATCAGTAGTCCAACGGCTTAATATTGAATATCCGAACAGAAGATACTATCCGCAATGCCCTTACTCTATTTATTCCAAAGAATGTGGTGTCGATATTACTAAATATCGTAAGCGTGTTACTGTTACCGCTGTTATAGGTAATAATCACGTACAAATTGATACTTCATTCGAAAATGGCTTTTATACAGCCGGTGGCATGGAATGGATAAGCGGACCATTATCAGGACAAGCAACTCAAATTATGGATAGTGCTACGAACTCAATTATTTATATGAGTGCTACGAATACAACGCCTAATGTTGGCGATGTGGCGTATATCTATCCGGGGTGCGATAAAACCCCTGCAACTTGCAAGGCTAAATTTAATAATTTTAGTAGGAATAGGGCAACGCCTTATGTTCCGTTAAAGGAGACAATACGATGAAATCGACAACAGGTGAAATGATTGCCGAGGCTGCAAAAAAGTGGATAGGCACACCGTATCAAAATAATACTATGGTTCATGGTGTTGGTGTCGATTGCTCCTATTTGTTGGTTGCTGCGGTAGTTGATAGTGGCCTAATGAAACGCAACGAACTGGAAATAGAAAATTATTCTAATGAATGGCATTTACATCGTAGCGAAGAAAAGTATTTAAAATACGTTCAAAAAGTAGCTGACGAGGTTCCTGTTGATGATATTCGTATAGGTGATTTCTTACTTTACCAATACGGACGTTGCATTTCTCATGGTGCAATATATGTTGGCAATAATTTAGTTGTACATGCATTTGTTGATCTAGGCGTTATCTATTCATCTATCGACGATGTATTATTCTATGACGCAAAGGGCAAAAGTCGCTTACGTGCGGTTTACAGGTTTAGGAAAGGGGGTAAATAATGGGTTTTCTATTTAATCGAGGACGGAATACTACCAATCGTGCTGATATGATTTCCGATTTCATGATAAATACCGCCTCATATGGTGAGGTCGTTCCAGAAGTATTAGGCACTACACGATTAAGTGGCAACATTATTTATTATGATGATTTCACCCCTCATGAACACAAAACCACTACACGAACTGGTAAAGGTGGTGGCTCAAAGCATACTGAAATAACCTACACATATACAGTGGCATGTGCGATTGGCTTATGTGAGGGCCCTATACAGGGTATAGGTAAAGTATGGCGAGATAAGGAAGTATATGATTATCCTAATGAAAAAATTGAGCTTACTGCGTATAAGGGTGAGTATGGTCAATCTCCGTGGCCTTATGTAATCTCTAAGCATCCGGAAAAGGCATTGCCTTATAGTGGTTTAGCCTATATGGCAGGCGTTGTAGATTTAGGCGAACGAGGAAGTTTACCGCAATACAACTTTGAAATAAAAGGGAAATTGCTAGAAACTGGCGACGGTGTAGACGTTAACCCCGCCGATTATATTGTGCATGTGTTGAGGTCCATCGGTATCGATGATGTTAATATTGACGGCTTGGAACACTACAGGGAATATTGCAAGGCAGCTGACATTCTTATTAGTACACCGCCAGATAGTAGAAGTTCAAAGGCTCAAACTGTAATTAACGATATAGCTGAAATTACAAATAGTTTGGTCTTTTGGTCTACAGACCGACTTAAAATTGTACCATTAGCCGATAAACCTATCGGCACATGGAGCCCATACAATCAAATTCAATATAACTTAACTGCCGATGATCTTATTCCGGCTAGCGATGGACAGTTAGTTATCTATAAGAGGAAAGATAGCTCAGAAAGTTATAACCAAGCTACTGTTGAATTTATTAATCGTTCTAACGGTTATGAGAAAGAGACAGTCGCTTTTGAGATTGTAGCCGATGTGCAAAAAAATGGTTTAAAGCCAGCCTCCAAGAAGTCTGCACATTATCTGTACACTAAGGCTAGGGCACAATACTATGCGGAACAGTTAGCCATGAAACGGCTATACGCTAAAAATCAATATACGTTCCGTTTAGATTGGGCGTTCTGTAGGTTAGAACCGGGCGACCTTGTTACACTTACTGACGAATTATGTGGCTTAAATAAACAGATAGTCGTTATAACGTCTGTATCTGAGGCAGCAGATGGACAGTTGGAAATAACTGCAGAGGGCAAACCGCCCGGTACATATGCTCCGGCTAAGTACAACGTGCATGAGAATGAGCGACCATTTATTGATTATAACCAAGCTGCACCGAGCGTTAATGATGTTGCTATATTTCAGACCGTTGGCGATGTAGGTGGAAATCAGATATTCGTTGGTGTTAATGCTCCGAGCAATTGGGGTGGTTGCTCCGTATGGGTATCCGATAATGGCGAAAACTATCGACGTATAGGATCTATTACACAACAAGCCAGAATGGGTAAGCTGAAATACGGCTTTGCTCAAAATGGCGATTTCTGTAATGTGATAATCAATCAAGGTATTTTAAAAAGTGGAACACACGTCGATGCAGAACGTGCCAACACGTTATGTTGGATAAATGGTGAGGCATTGAGTTATGAAACTGTTGAAACTCATCCAGATAATTGGTATACGTTACGAGGTTTAGTTCGTGGCCAATATGGAACTAACGCTATTAATCATGGTGCGAATGAAAGGTTCGTTCGTGTAGACGAGGCTTTATTCCATTATCCGTATCGTAAAGAGGATATTAACAAGACGGTATATCTTAAATTTACTTCGTTAAATCTATTCGGTAGTAACGAACAAGGGCTTGATGAGGTAAGGGAATATCAGTATAAGATAGTGCCTTATTATATCCCAGAAGTGAATAATTTAACGTTATTTACTAAGTACTACAAAATAGGCAATGGGGTATTGTCCTTTGATGTGGTAGCTCAGTTCGATACACCTCAAATTAATAGCTTTGATACAGTCGAGCTATGGTATCGTGAGGGCAATTCCGCTTGGAAGTATGGCGGTAATGGTAACGGTCAAATCTCTATTAGTGGTTGCGAGCTTGGACATACTTACGAAGTGAAAGCTATCGTCAAGGACGTACATGGAAACACTTCGCAAGGTGTTACAAAGTCCATTACTGTTGCCATGAAAACGGAAGTTCCGAATGCACCGCAAGGCTTTTCTATTACTTTCAGTGATAAAGCTAATTTTAATTGGCTCGAAGTCCGTAACGCTGACATAGATTTCTATGAGTTGCGACTTGATACAAGGACAGGGCAGAACGATGGATTGATAGGTAAAAGCAACAATACTACTTATAGTGGTATGCTGCGTGAACGTACTGGCAAAGTTTACTTGTACGCACATAACCCATCAAAAGGCTATGGGGCACCTGCCGAATTGACTTATAACGTGCCTGCTCCACCTAAACCTACTAACGTAAAAGTTAGTGGCAATCTAAATGGCGTAGGGGTTATATTCCAATCTATTCCAGCCGGTTGCAAGGGTGCTAATGTCTACGTTGATAATACTGTATATTTCACATCAACGAATGTAATGAACATTCCTTTAGAGGCCGGAATATATTCCGTTAAAGTGGCTTATGTCGATATCTTTGGCGAGGGGCCAAGAACTGACGCCATATCTGCTACTGTTAAAGCTAAAATAGATAGCAAACTACTTGATATGGAGGAGTTAGGCATAGCCGATATGGATAAGGCCGTTAAAGCCTTAAAAGCAGAGGTTGGCACAGTTAAGAACGATGTGAGCGGCTTTAGCAGCAAGCTGATAGACCAAGCGAATGCATTTCAGCGTACAGTAAATGACTTAAATAGAAATATGAGCTCACAAATTACTCAAATTTCTAACGGCATTGAGTTGAAAGTAACAAATGCACTCGGCAAGCTCGATGGCAAAGAACTCATAAGCCGTATTAACTTGACGCCAGCAGGTACACGCATAGACGGCAAGCTATTGCATGTTACAGGGCAAGCGAAATTTGACGATAATATTATCACCAACAAAATGCTACAGGCTGACAGTGTAAACGCTAGAAATATACAAGTTAATAGCTTATCTTCTATCTCTGTTAATACTGGCGACTTAACAGGCGGCTCTATTACAGGTGGCACATTCAAAAATAGTACTGGCACATTCGAGATAGATCGCAACGGCAATATTAAGGGTGCTAATATCACAGGCTCACGCATTGACGCTGCCTCAATATTCCAATCTGGGTATAAGATTAAGAATATTGATGTGCAGGTTTACAACGTTAAGCATGGTGATTATTGCCCTATTCCTGTAGGCTTTACAGAGCAACAATGTACGTTTATTCCTGTTGGCTATAAAATGACAGAAGATTATAGTGATGTAACAGGAGGTACTAGAGATGGTCGAAAAAAATGGGATAACGCTAATGAGCGAAGGATTGATTATTGCACAATGTATTTCCAGTCTAATATATCGAGCGGATATCACGATACTAAGCCAACCATTGGATTAAATGGTCGCGAGGCTGTTTGCCAATCGATATGGTATAGTTATTTCAGCAATCGAGACGATAACGGCTATCATAAACATATCTCCTTTGGCGTACTATATGTTCTCGTCATTGGTAAAAAATAGTGTTGCAAACCATATGTTAGACAATAAAAAGGGGGTGGCTTATGGTAAAACACGATTTCACGCTACACGCTGGACATGATTTTAATTTTACATATCAAGTGCCAGAGGGTAGCGACTTAAACCTCACAGGCTATACAGGCGTATGCAAGATACGCAAAAGGCCGAATGAGGCAGTTATATTTGAGCTCAATGCAACAGTCGAAGAAAAGAGCGTTACATTCTCACTCGCTGGCGACGTATCAGCGAAAAAACAGCTACAGACTAAAGACTTTGTATATGACGCTTTCATTTATAACGAGAGTGATCATATCAAGCTAGGCTATGGCAAAATTACATTTGTTCAAGATATTTCAATGCATTAATCAGAGGAGATATTAATCATGGCAGATAACACTTTAACTTTAAAATTCGACAAAGACACTATTTTACCTTTATTCGAGGGTTTAAGAGGCCCTAAAGGCGAAAAAGGCGAGGACGGCCAACGTGGTGAGCGTGGCGAAAAGGGCGAACAAGGTCTAAGAGGCCCAAAAGGTGAACCGGCAAGTGCCGAACAAGCAGCAGAATTGCTCAAACAAAAGAACGTATATCTCGCAGATTCTAGCGTTGAAACAGTTCTTGCAAAATTGGTTGAATTGTTAGGCGATTCCATCAATGTAACATTCAAACAATTAGAGTATTTCCAACCTATTGAAGGCCAAGAGTTCCTCGATTTAAAAGGGGAACCTCACTTCAAGGTTTCTGTAAATAGTGCCGAGAAACGTGAGTTCGAAACTGACAATATGCGTGTTCCGATTGCTCCATTTGGTCATGATGATATCCGTGTGGTGTATTTCGATTTGGCTGATCGTGAAGTTGGCAGCATCTCCATCAAAGGATTGGAATCCGCAACAGCTGATGAAACATTTACAGACACAACCGGTGCGAAGTTCGAGAAATATGGTCGCAAATTGGTGTTGCGATTGGCTACATATAACGGAAATTCATTCAATTGGCTTGGCAAATGGAATAAGTCTGATATTGAAACACTTGAAATTATCAGCAATGAGAATAAAACAATCGTTGATAATGATAATGCACCTTACAAATATAGTGGCTTAACATTTATTGTGAAACAACCTACTAACATTAATTTCAGTACCGCATTTAATCAAGGCACAGTAACTGTGAACACATTGGAAAGAACTATTCAATTAACACTTGATAATTCAAGCATTCAATATGTTGATGGGGTATATGTTAATAGAGGAATAGGCTCATTAGACGCATTATAATTCATAATAAGGGGAATGCATGGGAGAATTTACACACTTCTTGGAAGAGGCTTGGCGAATGCTTACTGAGTCGTTCGCCATTAAAGCCTTGCTTGCGGTAGTGGCAGAGGTTGGCATATATATGCTAGGGCTCAAACATGTGCAAGTACTAGGGATATTCATTATACTGGTATTCCTAGACCTTATCACACGTTGGGCGGCTATAGGTTATCAAATGCTTATTGATATGGGGGCAAGCCCAGAAAATATAAGCGGCTACGATAAATATATCGCCATTCCTGTAGCATGGGGTAAGGGGCTTATTAATTCGAAGCATATGAGAAAGCCTTTTATTACGAAGGTGCTAACCTATTGCATTGCTACAGCCGGAGCATGGTGCTTTGATTTCATGGCCGGCAATTACGCATTTGCGGTCAATCTTGTGTGGCTATATCTCGCATCTGTAGAGTTCTTGTCTATTCTCGAAAATATGCGAGATGGTGGGAACACAACAATCACAGGATTATTGGAATTAGTTCAAAGCAAGATTGATGGTATTTTAAAAAAATAAGGGATTAGAGGGTGGCTGATAGCTGCCCTCTTATTATTTGTGAAAGGATAATACTATGGAGATAGGCAAATATTTTGATTCCTCTGAGTTCGCTTGTAATTGCCACCGGCATGAAGTTGATGAGAATGGTCGCAATAAATTAGACCATATCATCGATAAGCGATTGGTGGATTTGCTCGATGCTATCCGTGAGCGTTTAGGGGTTCCATTATATATTAATAGCGGTTATCGTTGTGAGGAACACAATGAAGAAGTTGGCGGAGTTCCTAACTCGTATCATGTGCAAGGTTTGGCGGCCGACATAACCTATGATGGGATTGATGTCGACTATTTGGCCCAAATTGCAGAGGAATGCGGTGCAGATGGGATTGGTAAATATTACTACCAAGATTTTGTCCATGTTGATGTGCGTGGATATGATGCAAGATGGAATGATCTCGACTAGGGGGTTATTATGTATGAAAAAGCAAAGACATACATCAAAACGATTGAACAGCAGATTACTTATAAGCGCCTTATTGTTGGTGCTATTTGTGTGCTGCTCCTCGTTGGTATTGGCAGCCTCGCAAGTGGATATTTCACAGCCAGAGCCAACTATCAGCGTGCCATTGAGCGATTGGAACAAACTCAAAGAGCGCTTGATGATAGCCGACGCCTCAATCGAGAGCTCAACAAACTCATTGGAACAAGCCGACAGCTTAACAATGACGCAGGCGACCGAATTAAAAGAATTGAGGATTATCAACAGCGAGAGGGCGAAAGCCTTAACCGAATTGAGAGCAATCAACGAGAAACAGGGTCAAGAATTAGCGAAAGCCTCGAACAAAATAATAGAGCAAGCGAGCTCATTGGAAACAGCCTCCGTATCATTGAACGAGTTGAAAGCGGAAATAAAGAATAATAGAAAGACAGAACAAAGGTTACGCCGGCAACGTGATACATGGGCTATTAGCAACGTAGCATTATTTCTTGCCGGTGCGTTACGCAAATAACGTGGAGGTGATCCAATATCTCCCTACCATATGAGGGCGGACATATGGAGTGATTAAATTAATAAGGCCTATCATGTTAGTATTTATAAGTACTTTCGTGATAGGCCCTTATTTTGTTTCTGCTTGCACT